TTGTTTTAAAGGTAAGGAAATAACTAACTAGGGTAGTATGAGTTACAATATAGAAGGATCTTTATACGAGCTTGTAGCTCGAGGTAATAAAGATGTCTATTTCATTGAAGACACAAAGGAAGCAAAAAATCTATTTGATAATCGGTATGGGCCGACACCACCGCACATTCATGAGCTTCGACAGCTGCCGCCTTTAAATGCACCCGACTTTGGACGAAGCGTTGAATTTCAGATTGAGATGGCAGGGGATGTCTTTATCGAACCGACTCTTCTGATAGATCTTCCAACGTGGCTTCCGCCGAGTCAAGCCCCCTTAAATCCTCAAAGTGTAGTAACGGATCTTGCAGGCAACAGTTATGGATATACAAATGGTATTGGATATTTTCTGTTTGAGAAGATTCACTTTCTCCAGGACAACATTCTGATCCAGGAGTTCAGTGGAGATGCCTTGTGGGCCTGTAGCAGAACTCGAGGAACTCTGAATTCTGCTTTCCTGGAGGCCAAACAGACAGGAGTTCATGACGGAACTTATCTTTCAATAGGCCGAAACGCAACACCAGGACGTCTCAGACTTCAACTTCCGATTCTGGGATGCCAGAGTTCTGAGGATGGAGGATTTCCTGCCTATTCAACGCCCCAGCAATCCTATCGGCTTCGTTGCTTTCTAAGGAAGTTAGAGGATCTAGTGGAGTCATCAAATGAACAGGTTAAGCCAACACCCTGGTTGTCACAGCTCCAGATACAAACATCTGCATCATCGAGCCCCGAGCCATTTACACCTCTCGATCGCTTATCAATCGGAACACCAACTCTAATACTCCAAACACGCCATATCTACATGGATGGCGAGACACAGCAGGCAATGAAGAAGGGTAAACAAGAGATACCGTTTGAACGAATCTATGAAAACGTCTTTACACAGGGTCCAAACGACTATGCACCGATATCTAGAGGAGGAACGGCCGCAATTACACGTCGTCTAGATGGTGTTCACCCGACTTCACGGATTGTTTCTTTTTTCCGTTCTGCTGCTTCTTTACAGAAGAACCAACTCTGGAATCTTTCTAATACACCAACACCGAGTTTCTATGGAAATCTGAAACTCCTGGTCGCAGGCAGAGATCGAGAATCGCTCTTTTCATCTTTTGTCTGGCGTGATTTGGTCACACATGCAAAGTCTGAGAGAGATCCTGGACTTGAACTTGCTATCATGGATTGGACTCTGGGAGACATTCGGAATCGCAAAGAAGTTAGACAGCCCGATGGAACTATTAACATGACGACGGCAGATCGTCCATCCTTATATATTGAACTGCAAGCGACACAAGGAAATACAGAACTCCGATCCTTTGTGGAAAGCTGGGCTACAATGGTAGCGGAAAACCAGCGTCTATCCCTTTTATATGCTAATTAGAAAGGGTGAATGGCCTCCTTTAAGAGACCCGCAGGTGATATTACAACACTTATTGATTTATCACCTAGGGACCCACAAGATAATACATATTTTCCTCTAACAACGGATAAGTCATGGTTTGCGAGAGACCAAGCGAGACGGCACCAACCGTTTGTTCCTGTTTTGCAGGATTTCCAGTATAGAGGTCCTGCTGCCTTTGGTTATAAATTCAGTTTTGATATTGCCTCACAGACCTGTGGTGATTTACTTCTGGGCTGTGTTCTTCAGCTTCAACTTGGTAGCTGGTTAGATCCTACGACTGTGTTGTTGCTTCAGGGAAGTCTATCAACATACCAAGATCCTGCAAAGGCTTGGTTTTATGCGAATGCAATTGGTTGTATTCTGATTCAGAGTGTGGAGCTTGAGATTGATGGTGTGACGATTGAAAAGGTCGATGGAGACTTTTCAGCAGTCTATTCCAGGCTATTTGCTGATTTCAATACACAATATGGTGTCGCAGAACACACTGGATTTGTCACGATGGATCGCTTGATCCAATGGAATCCCCAGCGTGTCTTTCCAACGGAGACTGGATATATACACTGTATGCTTCCGTTGTTCTTTCAAAGGACTCGCATGAAGGAGGGGCTTCCTTTAATTGCGTGCAGGGAAGGTTCTGTGCGTATACACGTTACATTAAGGCCCTTTTCAGAAGTTGTGCGTCAGGCCAGAGGCTTTAGAGATACATGCAATGATGTTCCGATAAGTAAAATTATTGGTCTTAATGATGTATCAAAGAAGTTTGATTATCCTTACACAATTACAACATCAGCATCTGAACCTTCACTTGAGAATGTTAGACTTGTAACATGGGGTGCTCTATTGGATGGAACTCTGAGAAATTCAATGTTACGACAGCCGTTTGAAGTGATGCACCGAGATGTTCAGACATTTTATTTCGCGGAGCCGCTAAAGTATGCGGCCTCGACGACAAATCCTGGTTCTGTCATTCGTGTTCAGTTACCGCTAGAGGCAAATCATCCTTTAGAGGAGATACTCTGGTTTGTTCGCAGGACCGATGTTTCATTAAACAATGAATGGACGAACTATTCAAGTGTTCTCGAGAAGGAATATGATCCGGTTTATAATCCGAGGGGGCCTTTATTGGTCGCAGCAAAGATTCAGGTGAATGGAATTGATTTGGTGGAGGCAGAGGAGTCCTATTTCCGTAACTTGATAGGAAAGTATCACAAGGGTGGTGTTGCATCCTATAATTCTTTCATTTATGGATATCCGTTTGCGAGACATCCTGGTGAACACCAGCCTTCTGGGACGATCAATGCAAGCAGACTTCAGAGTCTACGATTGACTCTGGATGTGAGTTTCCCAGGGACGTGGGAAGTGAAGGTGTTTTGTATTGGTCTGAATTGGTTACGCTTTGAGAATGGCATGGCGAACCACATGTTCACGGACTAAAAGTCCGTATACATACCGAAGGTGTGTTCCAGGATTAAAAGGACTAAAGGAAACCCCCACCGAGAAATAGATGGTGGTCGCCTTACTCCGAGTGATCCACACAGGTCTTCAAGACGAACGACTCTTGCCGACAAAAGGTAATCCAGCCACAACCTTTTTTCAGAAAGTTTTCCTCAAAGCAGGGCGGTTCACGACACAGTGGGTCCGTCTCGACTTTGACACAAGACCTGCTTTTAATACAGCTGCGACTCTCACACTTCCCCGAATTGGTCATCTCATTACACGACTCTATCTTGTCACGAATATGCCTGATATTCGAACACCCCAGCTGAAGGCTCAACAGGATCCTAAGTTCAAAGGCCCCGTCTTTGGCTGGACTAATAGTCTCGGACACGCTTTATTGAAAAATGCCACAATTGATATTGCTGGAGCTCGTGTTGAACAACTTAATGGGCGTCTTCTCGAGGTTCTTGATGAGTTTCAGACACCCTTGGAAAAGGTAACGAGTATGAATGCACTTCTGCCTCGCGTTGACAATGGATTTACTGAAAGAACATTTGGATGGTCAACAACACCCACAGTTGCTGTTACACCTTTGCCGTTCTGGTTTTCTAAGGGAGATCCTGGTGCGGCCTTTCCGATTGATGCTGTCAATGCGGATCAAGTGCGTCTTACAATAGGATTTGCATCTGTTGAGAGCCTCTATGTATCTTCATCGCTTGTAGATACCTCTGGAAATGTTTTGAATGTAACGAATCAGACGACTAAAACAACAACGTCGGTTATTGAATCTGGATTCTGTGCGACAGGTTCTTCTACCACCTACCCACCTCTTCAAGGATCAACCTTTACAAGAACAGATGGAACAACGATTCCTGATACTTCCATTCCTAAAACACTTCTTTTGGGTGATACATATGTAATGGCCGAGTATGTCTATCTGGACAAGCCTGAAGCAAATAAGTTCCGTATTTCTGATTTCCAGTATCCGATTGTCCAGCACTATATTTTTGATGCTGTGGATACAAATGGACAACCGAGAGTGATTGTGCCTTTAAGAATTCCGAATCCGTGTCGAGACTTGTATTTCTATGCCCAGCGATACGAGGCTGCGGCATATAATGCTCCCTTTCTGGCAACACGTGATTTGAATGAGCCGACCAAATTCGGTGTTTGGTGGCCGAATGCACGAGGTCTTAATACACAAACGTATCAGGATTTGGTTCCTGCTTTTTCGGAGCGTGACTCGGAACCATTTGCATCTGTAAATCTGATTTATGAAGGGAAACTGACTCGGTATTCAAGTGCGTCTCCTTCTATCTTTCGCAGCTTACTGCCTTCTTATGAGCAGCGAAAGAGTCCATGGGTAAATCGGTATATGTATAACATGACCTTTGGATTTCAGAATGGTCTCTATCCTCCTTCAGTTGTCACAGGTGAGGCCAATTTGGATAAAATAGAAAAAATAGATTTACAGCTCCAACTCCAGCCGTTCAAGGGGTCACAAAATCCTACGAATGTTCCTCGTTACCTGGTGTATGTGTTCGCTGAGACCTATAATGTGTTGAGGGTGTATGGTGGTCGTGCGGGTCTATTGTTCGGATACTAAACCTAAACAACAACCACAAATCACACAAAGATGAATCAGATAGTAATCGACTCTACACATGCCAAGTCTGATTTATGCCTCCTCTGTGCAGAATCAGGCACGGACAAGAGCCCATTCACGACCAATGGACACAGACACCCATACACGATGCCTTACTCATTGCTCCTCGAACCTCTAAGACACAAGCCCATCAAGTTTGCGGAGATTGGAGTGTTTCGTGGTGCTTCTCTTGTGGCATGGAGGAAGTATTTTACACAGGCTCGAATCTTTGGCTATGACAATGATAGGCCAAACCTCGAGTATATTCTTTCACTGGGCTTGCCTAATACCTATCTAGCTTTAATGGACGCTAGTAAGGAAGAGGCAATTGTTGGAGGTCTATCTGGTTACTGTCAGGATAATGAACTCTTTGACGTAATTCTCGATGATGCATCTCATGATCCCCATGACCAGTGCCTTGTTATCAAACATGGTCTTCAATTCCTAAAGAAGGGTGGTCTTCTGATTGTTGAGGACATCTTCCGTGAGCGTCCGATTGAACCCTATGAAAAAGTATTTGAGGAGATCAAGCATTTAGTATCGTTTCATACCTTTATTACGTGCGATCATGCCCTTCGTTACTCTCCTGGTTGGAATAATGATCGTCTTCTTGTATTTGTGAAGAATTAAACTCAAATGGCTCAGCCTCCTGCTCAGAATGATACATACTACGACTGATCTGCCAACGATAATTCTCTTCCTCTTCCTGAATTTCGGCTTTTTTCTGTTCCTCTTCTTCTTGCTTTTTCTTTCGAAGTGTAGCAATAAAATTTGGTATAGGCAGAGCTTGAAGTTCACTTGATTTTGGAGAGACTCGAGACTTCTGAAATCGTGCCATGGATGACAGCTCCTCTTCGGCCTGAATGGTCTTCTTCAGCTTTTCTGCTAGAGAGACGCCCTGTGCAACACTCACTGACTTTACAGCTCCAAGTGATGGAAAGTCATTTGGATTCTGTAGATTAAGAGTTTCAGGAGGAGCAGGAGTAGTTTTATATTTCCAAGTTCGATATGACATGGCTAATGCCTGTTTCGATTAAACAATCATGTTTCAATTTTGGTGTGCAGCACAGTAAAATTGTAACAGTTTCCACAATATAAATAGGCATCATGACGTCTTTAGTCATCGTTGAAAGCCCCGCGAAGTGTAAAAAGATCGAAGGATTTCTGGGTCCAGGATGGCGTGTCGAGGCCACGATGGGGCACATTCGTGCCCTAGAGGAAGATCTCGAGGCAGTGGGTCTAGATCGAGACTTTGAGCCGCGGTATGAATTCATTAAGGAAAAGTCAAAAAGCATTGGTCATTTGAAGGATGCAGCAAAGAATGCCACACGAATCTATATTGCAGCAGATGATGATCGTGAAGGCGAGGCCATTGCTTATTCGGTTGCTGTTCTACTGAAGTTGGATCCTAAGACTGCGTTGAGGTCAGTCTTTCATGAAATCACAGAGACAGCTGTGAAAAATGCAATTAAGAATCCGCGTCACATTGACATGAATAAGGTCGAGGCTCAGCAGGCGAGGTCTATTCTAGATCTAATGGTGGGATTTACGATCTCACCGTTGCTTTGGAAGCATGTAGGAGCAGCCCTGTCTGCAGGGCGGTGCCAGACTCCAGCTCTACGACTTCTGTGTGATAAGGAAAAGGAGATTCAGGGATTCACAAGTGAGACGGTGTGGCGTGTGAAGGGATCTTGGTTTCCTGCAGGAGGCAACTTTCTCTTTCCTGCGGATCTCAAGGATGAACTGGACGAGAAAGAGTCGGCCCTGAACTTTCTAGAAAACATTCACCAGGAAACGGAGGCAACCATTCTGACAGCCACGACGAAGCCGTGGACAGAAGCACCACCGAAACCGCTGATTACAAGCACTTTGCAACAGGAGGCGTCCGCTCTATATGCCTCTCCACCGAAAAGAACTATGCAGATTGCCCAGAAGTTGTATGAGGCTGGTCATATTACTTATATGAGGACGGATCATGCGTTTCTCTCTGAGGATGCAATAAAGGATGCAACGCAGTATATTCAGAAACAGTTTGGTGATACATATTTGGGCTCTACAGAAAGTGAAAAGAAAACATCGAAAGTTACAGGGCCTGTGCAGGCACAGGAAGCCCACGAAGCCATTCGGCCGACACACTTTGACCTGACGGAACTTCCTGCCACTGAGGATTGGTTGCCTCTCGATCGAAAGATTTATCGTCTGATCTGGGCCAGAGCCACGCAGAGTTGTATGGCCGCAGCGAAGGGTGACACCAGGACGATTGTCTTTACAGCCTCAGGAGATCCTGGAGAGTTTCCGTGGCAAGCATCGTGGAAGCGGACAACCTTTCTCGGATGGCGAAAGATTGGTGCCACTGTTACAAATTTGGATGATGAGGAAGCTACCCAAGTAGCAGATGCAGCACAAGCGACATGGCTACAGGCTCTCGCATTAAAGGAAGGAGGGCAACTCAAGTGGAAGGCACTTGAGACCGCACCACAAGTTTCAAATCCGAAGCCGCGATATACAGAGGCAACACTCGTAAGAGAGCTTGAGAAGAAAGGCATTGGACGTCCAAGCACCTATGCATCTCTTGTTGGAACACTTCTTGACAAGAAATACACGGAGAAGCGTGATAAGCCAGCAACCGACAGGAAGTTCTCGGCATATCACTTGAAGAAGGAAGGCCAGTGGCCTCCGACGGAGGAAGTTGTCACAAAGAAGGTTGGAGGTGAAAAGGACAAGATGGTGCCGACACCGTTGGGCCTGAGTATTCTTGACTTCTGTTTAAAAGAGTTTGGTCCTCTCTTTGACTATGGATTCACGGCTCAAATGGAGTCACGCCTTGATAAAGTCGCAGATGGAAAGGAGGCATGGAAGGCTGTCTGTAGAGACACATGGAACTCGTATAAGGAGCACTATCTGGATTTGAAGGGTCAGAAAGGTTCTGCTCTAGGAAAAGTGAAGGAGTTCACGAATGGCCTTAAAGCAGTGCAGGGAAAGAAAGGTCCAATTCTTCTGAGGGAAGATCCGTCAGGAGACAAGGAGAAGACGACCTTTTACGGATGGCCAGAGGGGCTTGCGTTCAGTGAGATGACGGAGGAGGTGGCAACTGCGTTCTGTGCAAAGGAAAAGGCAATCAAAGAGGGAACAGTCATTGGCTTGTTGAATGGCCAACAAATGATCGAGAAATCAGGAAAGTTTGGTGTCTATGTTCAGTGTGGAACAGTGAATGTCCCGAAGGCAGAGGGAGATACAGTGTTTACTCTTCAGGAAAAGCTCAAAGCAAAGAGTGAGGCTAGTCTCCACACCTTGGGAGACTTTGTCTTTCGAAAGGGACCACATGGGCCGTTTATGTTTAAGAAGGGAGGCACAGGAAGGCCGCAGTTTGTAAGTTTACCATCTGAACTCGATCCAAAGTCGCTCACGTTGGAAGCAGCAACGCGTATCTATAAGAATGGTCTAGAGGCAAATGGTAGTTCAGGAAGAGGCAGAGGCAGAGGTCGTGGTCGAGGAAAGTAAACCCCCTCAATAGAGGATGAAACCACAGGTCAAAAGGCTATTGCCTCCTGATTTCATAGCAAAACCAGAACTCACACAAAAAAAGACAGCCGTCTGTATTTTTCATATGTATCCCCCGATTCACAATGCAGGAGCT